TAAGGAGAAATAAAAATGACAGAAACACTAACCGCCCTTGAAGTATGTTGCTGTGGCAACTGTGCTGCTGAGGGTCATCAGAAGGAAGTAATCCGACCTCTAACTGCCGAAGAGATTGCTCAAAGAGAAGCAGATGCAGCAGCATACGCTGTTCAGAAAGCAGAGCAAGATGCAGCAGAGGCAGCCAAGGCTGCAGCCAAAGCAAGTGCTCAGGCTAAACTAGCAACACTAGGACTAACTGCAGACGAAATCGCAGCACTGTAATACTCGTAACTATTTAAAGGAGCACTGTGGTCAGTCGTGATATAACCGAAGGACGAGGTAGTTCAACTGCTAACGTTGGATATGCCATTGCCGTTGATATCGGTATTAACTCAAACAACTCCGTCTGGACAAATACAGATATAGCTTATGATGTAGCCATAGGTGGCATGCCGTTTATCTATGCTCTTTCAGATGCACGACCATATACTAGACAGACAGCTCCATTTAGAAAAGAACAATTTGATAATAACAACGAGCCAGGTGAGCAGTCACTCACCGGTTGGTGGATTAGAAGTCAATCATCTTTTCACAATGGCACAGGTATTAAGTTCTATGACCCATCTGCTGGTGAGACAACAGCACATAGGTTTGCTGACTCATTAGGTGTAGATGTCTGGACTAAAGGACAGGTTACTTTACTTAAAGAAAGCACTAATACTGCAGTAAGCACAGGTATATACAAAGCTATATCTATAGTAGATGCAGGAACTGACAAGATACTTGGCTGGACTCCAGCAAATACAACTATTAAAAACTATACTGCTGATGGTACTGCTGTTACTTATACACATCCAGTTACTGCTGGTTTAGATACAGCTACCCTTGCTATTGCAACCGATGGAACTAACCTATTTATTGCAGACAATGACCATATATACACAGGTCCTATTAGTACACCTACTGCTGGGTACACAGAATATTACAATACTGGTGAGGAAAAAATAGTACTGGGTTGGGTTAAACAACGCCTTGTTGCTTGTATTGGTACATCTGTTTATGAACTAACCGCTTCTAAAAGCTCAAGCCATACATTACCTACTGCTGCTTATACTCATCCTAACACTGGTTGGACTTGGACATCCATATCAGAAGGTGGTTCCGCCATTTATGCTGCTGGCTATGCTGGCACTAGTGGGGCTATTTACAAATTTATTTTATCTACTGCTGGCGTTATGCCAACCCTTACTTCAGGTATTGTTGCAGCACAATTACCTAGCGGTGAGTACCCACTTAAGATTGAATCCTATCTAGGTTATCTAGTAATTGGTACCAATAAAGGTGTGCGTGTAGCTTCTATATCAGATACCAATGGCGACCTAAGCTATGGTCCGTTAATTATTGAAGCAGACAATACAGGATTAGACTTTGCATTTAGAGATAGATTTATTTACGCAACTGGTTCTATCAATGGTTGCCCTGGACTATACAGAATTGACCTAGGTAACGAGCTTGAGACATTACGCTTTGCCTATGCTACTGACACATATCTTGATGGGGTATCTGGTCACGCTACTAGCGTAGACTTTATTGGTACTTCAAATCAACTAGCATTTACTACATCAGGTAGCAACGGTATTGCCATTCAATCTGCATCTACTTTAATATCAAGTGGTTATATCAAGACTGGTAAAATCCGTTATGGAACATTAGAGCCTAAGAACTTTAAACGTTTAATGGGACGTGGCATATTTAAAGCTGGGTCTATGACTCTATCAAGTGTAGCTAGTAATACTCTGGGTGAGGATGTTGAGTATGACCATGTTGTCTACGATACTGGTGTTACTCCGGTAGAGATAACCACTCTTCAACCTGAGACTGCTCAAGAATTTCTAGCATATAAATTTACATTAACCCGTGATTCTACTACTACCTCAACTGGTCCTACTTTTAAAGGGTTTCAAGCCAAGGCAACTATTGCTACACCTCGTGTAAGGTTAATTAAGTTTCCTGTTTATTGTTTTGATATAGAAACAGATAGATACAACACGGTTGTAGGTTATTCAGGTAGAGCATCTGAGCGTATTGCTACGCTAGAAGCATTAGAAAAATCTGGAGATGTACTTAGCTGGCAAGACCTAACCACTGGTGAGTTACAACAAGCAGTGATAGAACAGATTTCATTCACACGTATGACACCACCTGATAGAACCTTTGATGGGTTTGGAGGAGTCATAGAGATTATGATTAGGACAGTATAATGAGTAGTAGTGAGTGGACTGGTATAGCCATTGCAGTAATAACCATTGTTGCTAGCTTTGCTGGTGCAGTTAGATGGTTAGTAAAACATTATCTTGAAGAATTAAAACCAAACGGGGGCAGTTCAGTGAAAGACCAAGTGAATAGACTCGAGGCCCGTGTTGACCAAATTTATATACTCCTTAGTAATAGGGATTAGCTTACTCTTTATACCAACCCCTGCAACTGCCGAAGATATAATAATTAATCTTGATGCTACAACTGCCTATGTAGATGTAGTAGTAAATGTAGATACAACAACCGCTTATGTTATTACTACCACTACTGGACCTAGGTTTGAGGTGGTTGATTCTCGTACAGTAGAACGTGTAGCTTGGGTAGATTCCTGGTTATGGTTATACCGTGGTGTGGCTGACAGCACAACAATCAATGCTATACAAGCTGATGATGATAGTAATCACGCTCAAGATAACTGGTATGCATCTAAACTTACTGGAATATTACAGCCAGATACTTATACAATTCGTGCTACTTCATATGATTATGTAGTTGCTGGTCAGTATGCAATAGGAACTTATACTTTAAGTAGCAATTTAATTCCACCACCGATAGATACAACTACTGTGGTGATAGATACAAGTACGGCATCAGTTGATGGCACTACTGCAACGGTAGATACATCCACAGTCCCAACCAATATTCCAGAACCCACATCTCCAGTTCAGCCACCGCTGCCAGAAACTGGGCCAATTCTAATAATGCCTCCATTTGATATCCCCCAAGAAATTATTGTTGTTGAAGAGATTATACCAGAAGAACAACCCCCAGTGGAAGTCATTGAAGATACACCTGTGATAGAAGACCTTCCAAATATACCTGAAGAAATTATTGAAGTAATAGAAGATTTACCTATAGAAGAAGTTGTAATAGATGAAGAACCAATTACCATTGAAGAGGCAGTAGCAGACATAATTGCTGAGGCTGAGGCTAACGGTGAGGCTATTACTACAGAGGATATGGAAGAGGCTGGCATTACCCTTGCTGACCTACCTGCTGATACACCTGTCCAACTAGATAATGGTGTAGTCATTGAGGCTGGCACAGTAGTAGCCCTACAGTTATTAGAGAATCCAGCAGAGTTAATTGCAGCAATCTTTGATAATCCAGCAGAGGTACTTACTGCTCTCTCAAACATTGGTGCTGATATGTCTGAAGAAGAAAGAACAGCATCAGAGAATACAATTATTGCTTCCGTTATTGCTGGTCAGGCTGCTATCAATGCAGTAGGCGCAGCCACTGCTACAAGAACAACCACCCCTACAGGTGGAGGTTCAAGTGTACCAACAAATGACAACATTAAATTATTAAGAAGGAGAAAGCCTTGAATATATTAAAAGATATGGTTCAGCAACTATGGACTTTACTAGGTATGTTTATTGCTTGGGTCGTATTAACTGGCTCAGCAAAGACTGTAGTTGGGTATGCAATCATACTAACTTTAGTAGTTTGGGCAATAACTTATCGACTAAGAAATGGGGATAACGAATGAGCGTAGTAGACATAGCCAAGTCTCAACTTGGATATCAAGAAGTGGGCAGTAACAATGACAGCATGTACGGCAAGTGGTATGGGTTAAACAACAACCCTTGGTGTGCAATGTTTGTATCTTGGTGTTATGACCAAGCAGGATTAGTATCTAAGATAGCAGCTCAAACTAAAAAGGGATTTGCTTCTTGTGATGCAGGACTTAAATGGTTTATTAAAAATAATAAAACTGTGCCGGTAGGTAAGGCTCAGGCTGGGGACATTGTTTTCTTTCAGTTCGATGCAGATGCACAGGCTGACCATGTCGGCATATGTGCCAGCAACGATGGAAAGAAATACCTTATGGTCTATGAGGGTAATACCTCAGGGGACGCTAAGGGCAGTCAGTCAAACGGAGATGGTGTGTATCTAAAGAAACGTGCCTACTCCCTAGTAATGGGCGTTGCTCGCCCTTAAAGGACAATAATGAATACAGCTAAACTAAAAGCAATTGTAATCTCTTATGCTCGTGCAGCTTTCGCTGCAGTGCTTGCTCTATACCTTGCTGGTAATACAGACCTGAAGGCATTAGCAACAGCAGGAGTTGCAGCAGTAGCAGGACCTCTTCTTAAGGCTTTGGATTCCTCAGCCACAGAATTTGGTCGTGGTAGTAACTAATTATATACCTCTAATCGGGCTTTAAAGGCCCATCAGAGACACGAGAACCCCCGGACTTAGGCTTACCCCTAGGACTGGGGGTTTTTTCTGTTTGTCTGGAGTAATAACTCGGGTTTAATTAGGTAGCCACGGCTCTGGTTAGGTGGTATCTGACAGCTAATTGGATGTCCCTCTATCTCTACGGCTAGGCGCAGCAGCTTGGTAGGCACCATGAGAATAGAGTCAGCTAATACAAATGCCCAGTACTCTGCCTTGGTTACTGATAGACCTGATGCTTGCCAACTATTAGTAGATACATACCAGCATTCTGTCTCTATATATAGATTGCCAGTGTTAACCCATTTAAAATCTGTCTTAACTTCTATTGTCTTACCACCAGTAAGCAAGGTGTTAACAAGGTTCTCTCCTTGTACACCATTGCGATAGTCTAAATCAAAATCTGAATTCTTAATTGCGTGTCTCCCTGTCCTGTACTGTACTGTACAGTATAATACCCTATGTTAGTAGGGGATTATACTGCCCTTAACTTTTTCCTGTCATCTCCAGTAGTACCAGCCCAGTAGCCTGCCATCCTGTACTTAACAGCATACTCTAAGCAGGCAAGCTTAACAGAACATTGTCCGCAAATCTTATCTAATATGTCAGTGTCATAGTCTTCACCTTTATTTACAAACCAAGACTCGGTATCTGTGTTAGCACATCTAGCTTCTAACTTCCATTGTTCTTCTGCAGGGTCTATGTAGTTATTGTATTCATCTATATTAAAGTGCCCCATTATCCGCCTGTCTTGTAGAAGCCACCTGTCTTAAAGATGGCTGGTATGGCAGACCATACCCTTGTCATACTTGTTTGGCAACATGTAGGTACAGACTCATCACCTATTTCTTTTGTTATCTCCTGTTGACTTGAACATACATCACACTTATAATCATAGGTAGGCATTAATCACATCCGTCTACTTCAGTAGGAGCAGTGGCTAAGCTGCCACAAAGGGCACACTCCATATCCAAAAAGTACATAGATATAGTTTGCTCTTGAAACATTACCTTTAGATTCCATAACTGTGAGCCACAAGGACATACCTCTGTAGGTATGCCTCTGTAGTCAGCGTTATACTTCTTCTTGCTTCGTCTCTTGATTCTCATCTTGAATATCCTGGTCAAAGTAAGCACGCCAACCGCCTAGGTTTTGTACTATAGAAGCCAAGGCTCTCTCGACTTTCTTACGTGCACCATCTGCACTGCTAGTACCCATATGTTCTGCTAGCTCAGACCACTCAGTCTGTTCATTCATATAGCGAAGGCGCAGTATGTTCTGTTTAGATTCCGGCAATCTGTAGTAACCCTTAGCTATATCAGAACGCAGGGCAAGCCAGTTCATGCCATCATTTATCGCACCATTGTTGAACTTAAGATTTAAATCTTTAATCTTGGTAGGCATCTCATAGCTCTCAGTAATAATTGAGGGCAGGAAAGCTTCAACGACTGACACATCATAGTAATATAAATCTGTCAGGTCGTAGCCTTGATTCTTAGCTTTTTCTTTTTCACAATACTTAAGGCATTGATTACGTAATGACTTAGCCATAAGCTTGTTCTTATCCTTTTCATCAAGGGCGTCCCACTCTTTAAACTTGTTAGGGTGGGTAACAAACCAGAGATACATCTCCTGTTGCAGGTCATCTACCTCAACCATAGGATATTTTTTCCTATACTCTGAGGCTATCTGTACCATCATGTCCTTGTAATCTAGCCACTTATCAATGTTGTATTTCATGGAAGATTGATATCTCCATCGATAATAGGTACGGTATAGGGAATTACTTTACGGTTCTTCTCAACTAAGATACCTATGCCCTGTTGCCAGTTAGCTACACCAGAGGTTAAGTAACTTGCTTGCTTCATGTCCATCAGATGACCGACTTCCATACCATAAAGAGTTTTATTCTTACCGTATAGTCCAGTAGTCTGATGTTGTAGTCCCAGCTTGTGCGTGTGCCCGCATACGACACTCTTGCCTAGCTTATTAGCTAATGACATGGCTGTACTTCCAGGAGTTTGTATTGCCCTGCCTTCATCACCGTGTGCCATTACCCAGCCTGGTAGAAGTTCTTTAAATTTGTGCAGGTATTGTATGTTTAAAGAATGATACCCCAGCAATTCTTCTATCTTGAGAGTATCAAGAGAGCCGAATGCCGGGGCATATTTCCTAATGTAAGTCTGTATTCTGTCCGTATGATTAGACCTTTGAATAACAAACGGTTTATTTCTACCGAGTGCTGCCCTAAAGTCTGCCATTATGTTGTACGTTAAATCAATTGAATCTTGTAAGGTTGGTGCGTACTCACCAGCCATACCCTTATTCCAGCGCGAAGGTTCGGGTGCGTCTAGCTCATCACCCACGCACCACAATTCGTGGGGCTTGTACCATTTGATGAACTTCATTACTGCATTGACACTCTTGTCGTCTTGATAAGGTATCTGCAGGTCGCTCAATACTACTATTCGGCGTTGATGTGTTGCCATTAGGCAAACCTTCCCATTGTCCGTTTTGAACCAATAGTCCTATTATGGCATAGTTTGCTAGGTCCATGAAGGAATCAGCGATGGATTCGTAGTTCGGCGTGTCGCCACCCTTTTCGTAAAGGTTGTTAATCCTTGCGAGTTTGTCATACATTCGTACTCGTAGTCCATTGATAGGACCACCGGGTGCATTAGATATGTTGAGTGGACCGTAATCGTGCTGCTTCTTGAGTAGTAGATTCTTGAGGTCTGCGATGATGACATCTATATTATGCTCCATGTTTTCCATTAAGTAAATCCTCCATACTTAGCTCAAAGTTTTTCATGCCTTCATGAACCATTAGTTCTTCCCATACTCTATCGGATTGACCCAATGGAGCGGCTACTAGTAGTGCTGCTAAACCTATTAGCAATTCTTGTGCTTGTTCTTTATCCTTCTTGTTGACATGGTAAATGTCATACAAAGCACCCAATATATCAAGAGCTTTATCTTCGGTTAGCTGTATGCCAACCGACTTGTTCATATGTTCAACGTGGTTCCATATACTTTCATCAAGAAGCAATACAATTTCTGACTCGTTCATCTATCCATTCCTTTCCTAGTTTAATGAACACGCTATTTACGTCTTCACCTTCTGGCATTGCAATAACATTTGCGTTAGGTAACTCTCTTGTTATCTTCTTGCCAAACTCTGCACCTGCTGTATCTCCATCAGTTAATATGATAACCATATCGAAGTCATCTAGTATGCGTGAGTAGTGTGGCTTCCAGTTGTTAGCACCTGGAATACCTACCGTAGGGTGATTAGTTTTAACTGACATCATGATGCAGTCAAACTCTCCTTCGGTTACACATATGTATTTAGATTGCACAAAGCATGCTGGTGTATTAAACATGGTTGTCTTTGCGCCTACCATTCCCATGTACTTAGGGTCCATATCTCCCATTGCACGGAAACGAATGTCAACTACACCGCTAGGTGTTATGTAAGGTATAGCTAATCTATTTTTAAATCCCTCATGTCCAGGCATAGGGTCAACTACTACCCCTAGATGAAATGTTTGTGCCTCTTCTACCGAGAGATGACGGGTTAGTAGATAATCTTTTGCCACCTCTACCTGAGAAGCGTACTGTTGGGTTGCCCGAAGTAGAAATTGTCTGTGCGAATTCGATAGCCTCACTTAATGTACCGCCTCTCTTTTCTTTTATTAAATCATATATGTCTCCAGCAACACCGCAACCATGACATTTAAACTTATTAAGTTCAAAGTTAATTGCAGATGATGCAGTCCTATCATCATGAAAGGGACACCTCATCTTACGCCAGCCATGCCCATCAGATGGCAGGCTGGCGCCTAGATAAGATAAGTAATCACTTACCTTGTGCTTCTCCTGCATTAGTAACCTTCCTTAATAAATCTATCCATACTTGAACGGGCATAGTGGCGTACCAATCGGATGGATTCCCCTTGCCTTTCCGCTTGTGTACCACTACACCAGTCCAAGCTTTATCATTAGCCATCTCGACTAATAATTCTTCTACCCATCCAGCCAAGTCCATCTTGGCGTGGTTCTTAATTTCAATTGTAACTCCAGGTATACCAGATATGTCACCTTTATCTAATGTTGCACCAGCTAAGCGTCTGTCTACGTAAGGGAACCATTCTTTAAGATACTTTACTACATCACGTTCTGCTTGGCTACCTTTAGCCTTAGAGGCTGAACTCATACCGGCATTTCTACTTGCTGATAATCTTTATACGTGTCTTCTAGATACATGGAACCTGGTTCAAAACTTAAGGTAATGTATGTGTTACCAGTTTGGTCAGCCTTACCGTAACGATTCTTTACTGGTGCTACACATAGGTATGTATCTTTACCTTCATGCATTAGCTGTTGACCAACCGTTAATACCATAGCAGGTATTTGATTAACCATACCTTGTAGAGATGAGCGTGGTTGACATGGTCTACCCTCGTATCCTTCTTTAGTATGGTGCAGTACCAGCACACATGCATTGGTATCCCTTGCTAGGTACTTAAGTTCTTTCATTGCTGCTCGCATACCAGAGAACTCTTCATGTCCATCCATTGAGATGTCCATTAGGTTATCAACAACTATAAGGGTAGGACTTCTACCCCACATAGTCTCGAATGCAGCAACCTCTTCGTCTAAATCTTTAAGTGTAGGGCTAGGTTCAAATGACCAATACAAATGATTGTTGTTAGCGAGGATAGACTCAGCAGTATCTGGATTATGTTTTAATAGATTCTCCGCTTGTTGTTGAGTCATCTTGCCTGACATAGCAATCAATCGCATAGCCATGGTATGTGCATTAGTATCAGCTGAGAAATATAATGTTGGTTGTTTTAATCTTGCAGCTATATGTAATGCAATAGAACTCTTACCAGCACCAGGAGTGCCAGCAATTACCGTAACTTCTGCACGTCTAAGTATCATACCGGCACGTTCAAAGGCTTGAAAGGGAGCCGGTAAAGGCTCCCCTCCTACCTCTGATTTACGTACGCTACGTCGTAGTGTCTTCACTTATCCCACAATCTGTTTCTAGTTGTGTGCCACATTCTTCACATGTACTTGCTTCACATTCTATATCGGTATCATAATGTATATCACATTCGTCCCATATTATATGAGCATTACAACATTGAGATAGTTGTGGTGCCTCAGGAAAAGGTATTACTTCCCCCATTGTTATTTGATTTTATCGGCTAAGAATGTATTCCATTCTGGCTCATGTTTAAGTACATAGATAGTCTTACATTTATCTAGTGCACCTCTAGCAGATGGGCAGAAGTATCCTTTGTAGATACCACCATCCTTGCTTGGACCTTGGAGTGCAGTCATCTTACCGTGAGGACATGTGCGCCCCCCACCTAACGATTGCGTTGGAGGGGCTTGGTTAAAAGGCGGTATCTCCTGTGCATTGAACGCTTGCTTAGCGTATGCAATAGCACCCGGAGCTTGAGATGGCTTAGCTATAACTTCTAGTTCTGTTATAGCGGATTGAATACTTGCTAATGATGTAGCAACTAATTGGTCTAGTTCCTCACCTGTGTTAGCACGTACTGTTAACTGCGTACCTGATGCAGTTCTTATGTTGATACTGATTGGTGCTTCCGTACTACTCATGCTTCTCCTTTGGTGTATACCACTGACATTGTGCAGTATATCCACACATTATGCAATGGTCGAAGTTAGGTAAAAATATACCAGACTTCCTTGCCTTGTCAAACATATCTACCAACGTCTCGACCTTGCTGTCATCCAGACCAGCAAGGTCGTGCGGTGGAGATAATTCTCCCTTACGTGCCATCCAGTAATAACCTTTGGTTATGTTTAAACCAAACTGTTTACGGATTCCATACGCATAGAAGGCTAACTGTAATGAACTATGCGGTGTAGTTTTACCTGTTTTTAAATCTACAATTACATATTCTTTATTGAAACTATCATAGAACACACGGTCGATTGCCATCTTAACCGTCACACCATTAACAACCGGTGCCATTTCTAATTCGATTGCCAATGTCCCGTCGTCCAGCTTAGCGATAGACATGTGGGTATTTTCCTCACGCCATTGAACCCAGTTCTCTAGGAATTTATATCCATTCGCATACCACCAATCTCCATCCTCTGGATTGCGTGACTTCATTGCAGCCATGCGCCAATTGGATGTGTCGCTTAAATTATATTCTTCTCTTTCATTAGCAGTAGCCTGCCACCATGTATTCCAATGTTCTAAGATACTCAAGGGTTCAACCTATCCCATTCTTCAGTCGCCTTATGTACGGCTGAACCTCCATAAAACCACCATGCTGGTAGCTCTGCAATTTTTTGTACTCTGCTTAAATAATATTTCCATCCGCATGACAACCACTCAGTAAGTGATGAGTATGAAACATGAATAGGTAAGTCGTGGTCATCAATCTTAATCATTGTACTCCTTAGTAAAGGCTGAACTAGGAGAAAGTAGAGAAAGCCTAGCCCAGCCTATACATTATACACCATGGAAAGGACACTAGAAAATGAACTAAACTAGTGCCTTATTAGTGTACCACTAAAACGGGATAGCATCCTGTCTTAGTTTATTTGTGTGTCCTACCCGCCCATTCGGGTACCCACACTGACATAGTTCAGCAACGTTTTCGCAATCAAAGCAAGAGCCACACCAGGTACATGTACCCATGCTCTCCCATAAATCAGCCTCTGATACCCATGCGTTGCAATTAAAACATTCTTGTACTTCTAATTCATTATTTACTTTGTCTTGTTTGACTGTATCTTTGGCTAACTTATTGTATCCAGACCAAGCATACTCATCATCATAATCATTGTACCAACCAGCGTACCGGCCAGTAACATTTGATGTAGCATAGCTAGAGTAACCCAAGTTACATGTATCGTTAGACCACCATACACCCGACTCATCTTCTTTACCTGAGTCAGCATTAAGTAAGTACATAGGGTGCTTAGCAGCAGGGTCAACGGTGATGACACATACCTTTGAACCAGATGTATAATCTTCTAGCATATTCCAGATGTAGTCATCATCTAGTGCGGTAACTCCGCCTAGTCTAGGCAATAACTCCTCAGCAAATACTTTAGTATCACTGCGGTCATCTTTATCTGGTATCTCAATAGATAAGATACCGTTATGTCCAAGATAAGTACGGTCGTCATGACCTACTGCAAATGGGTGGCAATTCTCTAATGTACGAGAACCATGGGTAGCAAACCGAGCATGCCACATAGCATAGCCATCTTGATAGATAGCACGCTGTGCTAAGAACCTATTGATAGATTCATCTGCGTCCATGCTTTTCTCTACTATGATTCTGTTCTCACTAGGTACGGCAATGGCAAAGCCAAAGCCATGTGGATTATTTAATGCAGAGTTCTCCAACTTATCTCTTGATGGAGTAACTCCTGGTGGCAGTACGCATAACATACACATGATTAGTCCTCTCTACTCTCATTGTGTGAATCGCTGTTGAATGAGCGATTGATTGTCTCAAACAAATTAGGATACTTATCGGTATTAGAACCGATGTAACCTACATACTTTACCCAAGAGAATGGTTTATCTTTGGGGATTATCTTAAGCTCACGAGTATATTCAACTACTGATTGAACAAACTCTAAGCCAGATAATATTCTAGGTATATGTAATGAACCTTTAAACACACGAACTTCTAATGTATTATCTGGTTCAACATTAACGGCAGCATACCTACCGTTTGATTGGTTCTTGTATTTAACCTTTGGAATAATCTTACCTGCGTCAGAGAAGCTAGCATAGTTAGAACTACGACCAGCAATCCTCTGTACTTGGCGTTCATTATCGTAGATTAGTTTGATGAATCTAATCTGATGGTCATCATTATCGAATGCAGTACGACTTACATGTACGTGCAATCCACAAGTACTAGTATTCCAAGACCTGAATCTTAACTTCTTAAGTTCAGTTAGCATGGTCCAAGGGAAGTTCTTTTGATACTCTTCAAGTGTATGTGGATGAGTAACAATCTCAAAGCCATTGACTAGAGAACCATCACCCTTAAGATAGCCACGATACTTGCGATTACGCATTGGATTCAAAGTATTATGTGCTAGTTCAGCACCTATTGCATAGTTGTCATTAGTATCTTCTACCTCTAACTCAAAGCCAAGGTAGTACTTACCTTCACCCCAAAATCTAGGGTCAGGTTTATAACTCCAGCTATGCACATACTCGCTGTAATTTCTAGTGCGACTATCACAACTATGACCGTCCTCCTCACCGAAGCAATCACCGCAATCATCACACTCTATTTCACTGTTGTAACAATCACGGCACCTGCTATCTTGATGTAACTCAGACCAGTATAAATCGTCTGCGTCACCAAACATTTGATTACATTCATCACATGATACATAATCTGGATTTGTTTCTTGCCATAGTTCTGTACATCCAGGACAATATACTCTGCCACTAATGTATTCCATTTTTACTTTGGGTGTACCACTTGCGTGCCAACCACCCCAACGACTACCCAAGAAATAGCGATTACAATCATCGCATTGTTGGCCACATCTTTTGTGACCATAGATTATTTCAAGTAAGTTATTCTCACCAGACACCCTCTTAGATATTTCTACCTTTGAGTATCTATAATTCCAGACGGCGTCAACGTCACCTGTTGTCTCTGGCTGTACATATATGTCATTACATACACCACACAAATCTTGTATGGTTTCGGTAACGACATCACTTGATGTCTCTACTACATCAGGCATTGCATTTCCTTTCTGTTAGTACCAACCGTGTTTACGGTGGTGTGCCCAAGCGATAGATGGGCGTCCATATTTATGTTCTATGTAAGCCAGTCCCCGCTCAATCTGTAGCGGGGCTGGCGCTTTAGGGTCCAGTCCAAGTATCTGTGGTATACCACCCGCATGTTTACCTGAATGTATATCTGCACTCTTATTGAAAGCTTCATGTCTCCAATGAGATTCAGCAGTCCACAATTTATTCAGAGCTATAAACTCTGATGGATTCCAGTCATACATTAGGTTCATGTATGCACGGGCATATGTCTTAGCAAGACGTGGTGTCCAGTAAGAGTTAGGTACCTCTCTGCATTCCGGTCTACTACCTACTGCTATTGCATATGCTGACGAGGGATACCCAATCAACCCACTTAGTATGAACCAGAAAGAACTAAAGATAGATACGTTACGTTTAAGTAATTGTTTCATCCTAGATTTTCCACTTCAACAACACGCTTAACTTCATCTTCATCAAATGACCATACATCCCATTCATTTACAGCATCTAATGCTAAACGAACCGCATCATCAGCGTCTATTGCGCTAAAAACTTGGTATATTTTTACAGTACATTTAGCGGTTACTCTATATGTATTTAGTTCACTCATTAGTTATGCACCCCATAAGACCAGCAGATAGTTTGTATTGCTTTGCTTAGGTCACTGATGAATGCAGTCTTTGCTTCATCAGTCATACCAACAACATCATTAGTATGGATAGTAACTTGCCATGCGATGTCATTTACTACATCATTCATAGTATTCATCTCCAATCCATTGAGCTTCATAGGTTTCCTCTTGGTCCATTGGTGCAAGCCAAGCATTGTGTAGCCTGGCTTGTTCAACTGCGTCTGTTTCATTCAGTGCGGTTACGTCTTGCTCTTGCTCATACGTAGTAACTTTCCACACTTTATACTTGGGCATTAGACTCTACCTTCCTCAACAAGTCCATCAAGTATGTCGCCTACCATTATGATAATTGACATATCATCTTGATTAATAGAACCACTAGAACCTACCTTGTAGCAGACATCTATTGCTGTCTTGATTTGTTCCTCACTATAACCCATTAGACTCATTACTTATTCTCCTGGTATTGTTTAATTAGATAGTTAAGTTCATCCTCCCAGTCAACCTCTTTCTCTATCTCAAATGAGGCAGAGCTATCAGTTGTATTAACTGGCTTGATGTATTCCAGATGTGCCCATTCATGACCTTCGTTAATAGTATTCAATACGAAATCTAATAGCTCATGTACTGACTGGTCAGTTGCCATCTGCATTCGTATCTCATTATGTTTTGCTAGTTCAGGTTTCTCACTTACATTTATTGTAGTTTTGAACACTACTGGTGTATAGATTTCCATACTATCCTCTCCTTATTTTGTTTGTGGTGTATTGTATTGTCTATAGCCAAGCAGTCTTTCTACTTGGGTATCCCAACATGAATCACATTGATACACGTTAGTAGCAGGGGTGTAGTGAATCCATTCATCAGAGTTATGTTCAATGCAGAATGGGTCAACATTTATTACTGCCATTGTTATCCTCTCCTTAAGATTCTGATTGAATAAGTTAGTCCGACTGTGCCTACTGCCAGCCAGGTTGGTACCTGTATAGCTAGACCTATGCTATCTGCATATAGTTCTAACCACTCTATTCCGACTGCGATTTCCATATGTTTCCTTTCATAGTTGATGGACTTCCTGTGTCCCGCCATAATACGGCGGGCTTTTGAAAAAAAATAGAGGGATACCAAGCCGAAGCCTGGTATCCCTGAGTATTTATTAGTTGCTTACTGCTAGTTCCATGACTTCGATTTGAGTCCAAGGCTTGCGACGGTCTGCATTTTCTACATCTTTCCGTCTATCGAAGTTAGTTACTAGTCTGCCTGTAAGTTTTACATTCTCTATAACTCCGTTTTCATTTGGAGTTAAGCCGTCTGCTAAACCTAGACGAGCCTGAGTAAATACGATTGGGAAAGTAAAGACACAACCAGTTTTTCCGCTATCAAGAATAGCGTATTGAGAGAATGAAGCGGTTTTGATTTTCCAGTTTCCGTTCTCTTTAGTTTGGATATTCTTTATTTGTCCTGTTAGTGATACTGTGTTCATTTGGTGCTCCATTTCTTAGTTAGTTGGATTTTCTGGGGTTGCCCCCCTGTCACTTGTTACTGGGGGGCAAGCCTTTTTACGATACGTATTCGTCGCAGTTAACGCACTTGGTTTGCGCTAGTGTTGTTAGATGACACCAGTTACAAACAACTTGATTGTTTGGAATTTCAGTGTCATCGTCGAAGGATATAGATTCTGCACGAGCATGAATCTCGCCTTCGTAGTATTCCTTGCGAAGTATAGGTTCCCCGTCCTTGTCGATACCGACTTTAACGATGGAACTTATCCAGTCATGGCCACTGGCTTGGGTTGTATATATCCACTGGAACTTATACTGTAGATTGCCTTCATCTACTAGTTCGTGGGCTATGTCTGCAACTCGAGCGTCTGCAAGGTCTTGGCAGTTATCGCACAAGGCGTCCATTTGCATGCAGTCGTAGCACTGGTTGGTAATATTTATACCTTGCTCACTCATTTGACACCGCACTCAGTGATGTCAAAGAACCAGTGAGCAACCTCAGCGTTGGTTTCACCAACGATAGGAGACTTCCCCCGTGCATACATGCGTAATGCTAACTTCTTAGGTGAGTATCCACCTATGGTCTTGCCGGTCTTTCTTTGAACCTTAGGTTTTTTCTTAAATGCTTTACCATTAGGTCTTGTAGTATTCATTCTACTTTTCCTTTCATTAACATACTAAGCACATCACCATGACATGCTTTTGGTGCACAAAAGCACACCAAACCTGTTGCTTTTTCGAGTGGTTTTAGCCACTCAGGCTCGCTTGCGAGCCTTTTAATAGCATAAACTAAATATTTTGCAATTACTTCATTTCTTTCACCATGTTTACCAATGATAAAAGGATTACCCCAATTACTTCCCCTACCAATATACATAGCACTGGTAGGAATCTTAGAATCATTAACTTTATATACTTTCATTTTGCCTTTCTGAATCTCAACCTTTGAAATTCACACAAACATGTACACCCTAACGCACCTGAGCGTATTTCAGCTCAGGCTCCGAGTCGCGCTCTAAGGGCTGAAGGCCCTTGCGACTTGCGGACGGGTGTATAATGGGAACACCAACTCAGCAGAGCCAGCGTCCAGCAGTAGGCAGTAAGGCGGTAGAAGCCCTGATGCTTTTGTATTTAAATCTTGTGCAGTTAGCATAGGATTTTTATTTAATCCTGTAGCACACGGAGCGCCTGGTTAAGGCGTGGAGTGAGCAGTCCTGCAGACGCCTGACTGTATAGCAGTATAGAGCGTCAGTCTAAAAGCTGGAGGGTCGTATGACCCGGAGGCTTTTAAGTATACCCCCGTAAGTAGTTATGTATCTCTCCCTAAAATTATTTGTGGTTATAGTGACCTGTGCTAAATCAGTACAAAATAGGACATAACGACCTACTTAGCATAGGTGATAAAAATAGTTGAGAATAAAACGTCCGTTTTACCTGTTTGGACGGATTAGTACTGTATGTAGCAGTAAGTTATTCGCCAGGCTTTTATATAGCCTGGCTCATACAGTTACAGTACAGGTGACTGACAGACAGTGTAGGACGGCGAAAGACTATCTAAAGGACACCATGACATTCAAGGCGGGCGAAGAGCATTTTAAAGTTAAGGCTCTAGCCGAGGCAAAAGCTAAAGTTATAGAGTTAGTGAGCCAAGGTGCTACTACCCACCAAGCTATGAATCTAGCTGGCAAGAAACCAGATACGGTTCGGCAGTGGATGGTCAGGGATGCTGACTTTGCAAAGGAGTTAGCCAAGGCTAAAGAACTAGGGGAGACTCTTACTCTAGCTAACCTAGGTTATGATAAACAGGATTTACCCTTTGCTGATTTTTCAAAAAATTTTTTAGACCAGACAGTCTTCCCACATCATCAAGACTGGGTCGACCTGTTAGAGGGACGGGAACCTTCCTGGCTTCACCCTAGCATGATATATGACAAGGCTGATAAGTCTAGGATTCTTATTAACGTGCCACCGGAGCACGCTAAGAGCACGGTTATTACCGTGAACTACTCAACATACCGTATCGCTCTCGACCCTAATGTTAGAATCATCGTCGTTTCTAAGACACTGATAAAGGCACGAGAATACGTGTACGCAATCAAGCAACGTCTCTCACATCCAAGATGGCTTAAGATGCAAAACGCATTTGGTCCTCAAGGTGGGTGGAAAGAAGACGCAGATACTTGGCGAACCGATACAGTGTATCTCGGGAGCGATGCTCGTAACTCAAGTGAGAAAGACCCTACCATTCAAGCACTAGGTATGGGTGGGCAGATTTATGGAGCCCGTGCAGATTTAATTATTCTTGACGACGTGATAACCACAGCCAATGCCCATGAATGGGAAAAACAACTGAACTGGCTACAAAAAGAAGTTATCACTCGTCTCGGCAAAAACGGCAAGCTATTAATAGTGGGGACTAGAATTGCGCCAAGTGACCTATATAAGGAACTTCGTAGTCCTGAGCATTGGTCTGGTGGCAGGTCTCCCTTTACTTATATGGGTATGCCTGCTGTACTTGAGTACGATGTTGACCCAAAGAATTGGGTTACTCTTTGGAAAGAATCAGATGTACCCTGGGATGGCGATACAGACACACCACAAGAGAATGGCTTCTATCCCAAGTGGGATGGACAAACATTATTCAAACGTCGTTCCGAGGTTACTCCTACTACGTGGGCTCTTGTCTACCAACAAGAAGACGTACAAGAAAACTCCATCTTCCCACCAGCTTTGGTACAGGGAAGCATACTCGGGGCTAGAAGAGTCGGACCTTTAAAACCAGGAGCATCAGGTCATCCTAAAAACGTTGAGGGCTACACCATTATTGGTATGGACCCAGCTATTGCCGGACATGCAGCTTTAGTTGCAATAACTTTTAATAGAGCTGATGGTCGTATCTACGTACTAGATTGCATGAATATGGCAGAGCCTAGTTACCAAAAGATACGTGATGCTATAGAAGCTATGACTATCAAATATAAACCCCAAGAAATACGAATTGAAATTAACGCATTTCAGAAAGCATTTGAATTAGATGACAGCTTACGGCAATGGCTTGCTGGATACGGCGTACGGCTTAGTTCTCACCATACAGGAAAGAACAAATGGGATTCGAACTTTGGAGTCGCCTCCATGTCAAGCTTATTCGGAACTACTCAAGACGGTAAGTTTCAAAACAACAACATCCTCGAACTCCCATCCAGTGATGGCTCAGAAGGAATCAAAGCTTTAGTACAGCAGTTGATTACTTGGAAGCCAGACACCAGAGGTAAGACCGACTGTGTTATGGCTTTATGGTTTGCAATCATTAGAGCAAGAGAATTGATTCAAAGCGGTACAAGGATAACACCTTATTTAGATAATAGATGGGCTACTAGAGCTCAAATGGAAAAAAGAAACTCAATCAACTTAGACGATGCTTTTAGTGAGCAATGGTCTGAAGTCTATGGATAGGAACTAACATGGCTAATCCAATTAAAGCAGTTAAAGCAGTAACTCGTGCTGTTGCTGGCATTACCGGCAAAGGTGGTAAGAGTGTAAATCCTGTTTATAATGAGCCTATTAAAATTAATTCAAACCCTAATAAGACTCCCGCTAAAAGCATGAAAGGTCCTACTGACTCTTCTATAAGAGGACGTGGGCCACAGGAATATGATTGGCAACATAATGATTGGAATTCTAAAGAAGGTGTAGATGATTACGGTAATCCTACATATAATTCTAAAGCACCAGTAAAACCTATTAAAGTTAATAGTAATAGACGTGGAAACTAATGGCTAGTTCTAATAAACAATTAGGACCACTTAAGAAAGTTTCTACCTCACCTGCTGTTCCTGTACTTAAAGCTGTGGTTGATACAGTAGTTCCAAAGACTCCAACAGATGTAGCAGTGACACTAGCTGGCGGTAAAGCATTTCGTGTTGTTGCTGGCATTGTAGGCAAGGGCGCTAAATACGTTTCTAAACTTTATAGATAGGCAATAATGGTAAACCCAATTAAGGCTGCACGCTTAGCTGCACAGCTTGCTAAAGAAGCTAAAGAAGTTGCTGAGAAAGCAGCTGGTGGATTTAAGACTAGACCTCTTTACAATCCTGAAAATGAAATTATTAAAGCTCCAGTTAAACCTGTTGTAGCAAAACCAGAAGAGAAAAAATTATTTCGTTCAGTTCCAGAACCTAAAGAAACTGGCGCAGATTTTGCAGTAAAACAATCTAAAGCATTTGGATTAGGTTCAGTATCACCGGAGCAAAGAGCAGCTATTGAAGCTCAGATGAACAGAGGGCTACGTCCTGATATGCCTCCTTTGAGAACTAATCCCCTTCCTCCAGAGGCAGTAAATATTCGTCCACCTTTAGCTCCAGGTATGCGTAAGTGGACACCAGAAACTAAAATAGTTATAGAACCTATGAAACCAGCATTACCTAAGCCACAAGTATTTGATATTAAATCAAGAGGTAAAACAGAACCTTTAACGCCAGCACAAAGGGAACGTATAGCTGAAGAGCAAGCACAACGTGCTGCAGGTATAAGAACACCTAAATATGAAACGACTACTCAAGACAAACTTAATATGTTGAAACAACTTCGTAAAGAAGTTAAGGGAGATTAATTTATGGCATTAGATATGAAACAGATAACCGCAAGAGTTGATTCTTTGCGTTATCGTTCTACAGAAAGAGATGCACGCAATCTAGATGTACTTTCTGTTCGTCAAGGAAAAATCTCAGAAGTTTATCCTAACTTTTTTCCAAGTGGTATAGACCAGAACGTAGTAGCTAACTTCATTGATATTGTTGCAAGAGACCTTGCAGAAGTTATGGCTCCACTACCTGCTGTTAACTGCTCAGCAGTAAATCAAGTTTCAGATAGAGCACGTCAGTTTGCAGACAAGCGTACAAGAATTGCTGCTAACTATTTCCGCCATTCAGATTTGCAAGTAAACATGTACAACGGTGCAGACATGTACATAACATATGGTTTTCTTCCTTTCATTATTGAGTTAGATGAAGAAGCAAAATTGCCACGGATTAGATTAGAAAATCCTATTGGGGCTTATCCAGAGTTTGACCGGTACGGTCGTTGCATAGCATTTGCAAAACGTTACACCCTTACCTTAGGTGAGTTGGTTAGCCAGTTCCCTGAGTTTGAATCACCACTCCTAGGCTCAGAGGGTTATAGTCAAAATCTTAATCATCAAATGGAAATGATTCGTTACTACGATAAAGACCAATCAGTTATTTATATACCAGCAAGAAGAAACTTAGTTCTATCAAGAGCAAGTAATCCCCTAGGCAAGATGAACGTAATCATTGCTAAACGTCCAGGCGTTGATGGTGAGCTTCGTGGACAGTTTGATGATGTATTAGGAATTCAATTACTTCGTAACCGATTTGCTTTACTTGCAATGGAGGCTGCAGAAAAATCTGTTCAAGCACCAATTGTATTACCAAGTGATGTACAGGAATTACAATTAGGCGGAGACGCTGTAATTCGTACAAACAATCCAGCAGGTGTTAGACGTGTTGAGCTTAATCTCCCACAAGGAGCATTTACAGAACAACAACTTCTAAATGAAGAACTACGTGTAGGAGCTCGTTATCCTGAATCACGTACTGGAAACGTTAAAGCTTCAATCATTACTGGCGAAGGTGTTCAGGCACTACTAGGTGCGTTTGATACACAGGTTAAGTCAGCACAATCTATATTTACTACAGCATTACGTGATGTTATTTCTCTTTGCTTTGAAGTAGATGAGAAATTATTTAACGTAGAGAAAACAATTCGTGGTACCGATGCCGGTGCACCTTATGCGGTTACATATACACCTACAAAAGATATCAAGGGTGATTACTCAGCCGATGTAAGATACGGAATGCTAGCTGGTTTGAACCCAGCACAAGGACTTATCTTCATGCTTCAAGCTCTTGGCGGAAAGCTTATCTCTAAAGATATGGCTATGCGTGAGTTGCCATTTAACGTCAACGTCACCTTAGAACAAGAGCGCATTGAAACAGAAGATATGCGGGCTGCATTGATTGGTTCATTGCAAGCTTATGCACAAGCAATACCTCAAATCGCTGCTCAGGGCGGTGACCCCAGCAACATTGTTAACAAGATAGCTGAAGTCATTAGGCAACGTCAGAAAGGCATAGCAATCGAAGATGCCATCAGTGAGGTATTCGCAATAGAGAATCCTCCAGCTGGTAGCGCACCATCGGTCGAGCAGCCGTCCGTCCCCTCTGCTCCCGGCGCTCCAGTTGGAGGCTCACAACCAGAACAACCGATAGAAGCTCAAGCACAACAAAGACCAGAGTTACAAAGTTTATTAAGTAATTTAAATATGGCTGGAAAAACTAATGCAAGTGTAAGGACAGTAAACAGAAGATAACTTGGGGGAATAGTGACGGCTATTGTTGGAATTCAAGGCAAAGGTTGGGCTGTCCTAGCAGCAGATTCTATGACTACATATACAGATAGACCGTATGTGGCAAAAGGTTGCGACAAGATAGTTAAAATTGGTGAGTATCTAATTGCAGTAGCAGGTGATGCTATAGCAGGAGATATCCTTAATAATTTATGGCAACCGCCTAAGGTAATTAAGACGCAAGACCCAGATAGATTCATGATGATTAGAGTATTACCATCTATAAAGCAAGCATTAAATGAAGCAGGCTATGACCCAGCACCTAAGGGCAAGAGCGATGATGATTCTGGCTGGGATGCGTTAATTTGTTTTAATGGAAAGTTATATCAAGTTAGTGATGACTATGGATATATGCGAGACGATAGAGGATTTTACGGAATTGGTTCAGGCGGTGGACTAGCTCTTGGTGCATTAGTTGCAATGGAATTTGAAACTAAGACACATGCTAAAGCAACAAGTGCGGCAAAGAAAGCAGTTAATGCAGCAATCCAATATAATATTTGGTGCGGTGGAACAGTTAATATCAAAACTCAATTTACTAAGTAGGAGTATAAATGGCAAATGGACGTGGCGGATATCGTCAACCTAGCAATCCAGCACCTGTATCAGGTCCAGGCGCTTTGTCAAAACGTACTGATGGTGGTGCAACCGAAGGTATGACTCAATCTCCTAAGTACATGGCTGGTATGAGATACGGCATGGGTGGAAATATGGAACAACAATCTGGTGCTCCTATGCAAGGTACAGATATACCTTCTACGCCATCTCCTATAGTGCCATTAACAGCGCCTACAAGCCGTCCTCAAGAGCCTATTACAGCTGGTGCTGACTTTGGTGCTGGCCCTGGTTCAGAAGCTTTAATCAATATGCCATCTCCTCAAATTAATATTACTAACATCCTTAGCAGACTTGCTCAGTATGATGACTCAGGAGACACAGAGCTTATCTATCGCAGGTTACTAGATAGCGGTTATTAATGGCTAAACTACCGAATTCAGTAGTAGCTCAAACATCTCAAGGTTTATATAATGCAGTTGCCTCAGCTAACCTTTCACCCGAGGAAAGCGGCATGGTTACACAGCTGTCTTACGCATATCAAGAAGGTTTAAGATTAAGTAAATTATCTCCTGCTAATGCTAAGTTAGATTTTAACAACCTAAATGATAATGCTAAAAAAGATGTTAGAGTTCTGTTTCCAAATGAAGAATACTCTAAGCCTGAACAAGGACTAGCAGGCAAAGCTTTAGATATTGCAGGTAAGGTAGTTAGTGTTCCTTACAAGTTTTTTGGTTCTCCTTTTCTTGGTACATTCTCAGCTTTAGAAAAATACGGTAAGACACTTAATACGCCAGTTCGTGTAGGTTTTGAGGCTACTACTTTAGATAAACCTGTATTTTCTCAAAACACTTGGTCAGATGCTTATAAGGGTAAAGACTTTTATAACCCAAATGATGTTAAAAACCTTGAAGAAAAATATGGCAAGGCTAATGCTGCAGTTGCAATGGGTATTGCTTCTGGCAAAACTCCAGGTGAGATTGTTAAAAGCTGGGGTAAGGTAGATGCAGAAATAACACAAGCACTTGCTGATTCATTAGATGACCCAGACAAGTTTGAACCTATTCTTAAAGAAACAAAATTAGCAAGATTTTCTCCTGGCCGTTCACTCATACGTATGGTGTATGATGAAAAACATCCAGTCCTTTCAACATTATGGTTTTCTGCTTTTGGTAGACCAATAGAAGTTCCTGGTCAGTCCGCAGAAGTCAAGGCTGCAAACGAGGCTTATAAAGCTAATGTAATGGCTAAGCAATCTGGTGTTATTGACGCTATTTATCAAGTAATAATTTCTCCTGATACTTACCTAACAATGGGTCTTAGTAAAATACCTTTAATTGGGCCTAAGTTAGCTAGAGGTGCTATTGCAAGAGGAGCCGATGAAGCTGGTTTTCTTGTTGCCGGACAAGGTAATAAAGGTAGAGTATTAGCTGATAAAATATTAGCGGCTAAACCAGAGGAATTAAACCTTACTGTTCGTGAGACTTTTCAAAGACCAGATGTATTTGGCTTGTGGCAAAATGAAGTTGGTCCAGTAATTAAAGCATTTGCTGAGGCTGAGGGTAATACAGCTAAGGCACAAATATTTAGAAACTTTAGACTTGACTATCCAGAATTTAATGACCTTTCAGTATTTAAATTGTATGTTAAAAATAATGTATTTGATGCTGCATCTGCTGAAAAATTTTTTACTACTGCAGATAATGCAAGATATTTAATTGGTGGAAGACTAGATGGTACTACCTTTTACCGTAATGGTATAGCTACTGCACGTGGGTCTCGTTGGCTTACAGCAGGAAAAGCTCGTTGGGTAGATGCAATATTCAACCCAACGGTAGGAAACATTGCTACAAGGGACACAATTGAGAAAGCTACTGTTGAACATCAACGTGGCTGGGAAATTCTTACAAGTTTAGGTGAAGGTGCTGATGTTGGCGTTAACCCAAACATAAAAAAACTGGTAGATATTGAAAACGACATATCTAAAACACGTAAATTAGCATTTAAAATAGGCAGAGCAGCTGGCAGAAGTCCTACTAGTGGTATTAGATACGGTGATGACGCTGTTCTTACTGTTTCTGAATTTAGAAATTTGGCTGCGTTAGTAATAGACAGAGATTTTGCAGATACATGGGCATTAAATTATTTAGATTCAGATTCTGCTCAGCAAGTAGTAGCTATCCGTAATCTTTATGCTGCATATTTTCAGAAACAAGGCTTTGAAGGACTACCTGGCGGTAAAGATTACACACAAAAAATATTAGACAAAACATTTAATAACCATGCTGGCTTTGGTGTTACATCTAGAGTAGAAATACGTAGAGATTTAGCAGATATGATGGACCCTAGTGCAATTGAAGTAGAAAATGGTGTCCCATATTTAAGAAACCGTGGTATTACCCATGGATTCCAAGCGGCTGGAATGATTGCTCCATTACCTTTTGAAGAGATTGCTGCTACAAAGGCAATGCTTGGCATGAAAGACGAGGCTGGTCACTTTACTTTAAGAAATGGCATACCTTCTTTGTTTGACGGCATGCACAGAAACTATTATATGCGTGCAGCTGTAGATACTTGGGCTGTTCTTACATTAGGCATTAAACAAGGTTTACGAACATCTATAGACCACTTTATATTTTATGCATTTAATGTTCCTCTTAATGCAATTAAAGACCTTGCAATTGGAGAATCAAGAAAACTAGGCAAAGTTCTTACTGTTGCTACTGGCTCTAAGGCAGCTGTTGGTCCATACAAACGTTTGTTTAATAAACTATTCCTTAATGGTGGTTTAGAGGAACGTCTTACTAAAGATGACCGTTTAGATATTGTAAGAGACTTGCAAAAAGATTTGTCCGAAAAACTTGGCTACGATGTGCCAATGCAAGAGGTTAGTAATATCTTGATTACACAAGAAACTGGTAAGCGTGCTTTTGATATTGTATTTAAAGGCCAAACTAACAAAGCTAAACAAGATATTATAGATTTGTTTGTATATCAACCAGATAGTATTGATGCAATGCAAAGAGCCGTTAGTGCCAAATCCAACTTAAGCGGTAGATTTGATGATGAATTTAGAAACTTAACCCTTCCTGAATCTACAGTAACTAGAGCTGTTGAAGAATCTGGTTTAAAGCTGGGTAGAAAATGGGAACCTGTTTCTACTAGAGACCTTGCTAAGATAAACCAGAAATTCCCTGCATTAGCGCATTTTGATAACTGGGCATTACGTTTTGCATTTAATACAATTAAACTCGCTGACTATAAGTTCTTTAGTCCTGTATCAGCATTCTTTATGCACAATGGATTAAGAGATACCAAGGATATTGAGAGAGCTAGACGCTCTATCCTTAAGCAAGTTGGCGTTAATTATTATTCAGAAGAAGACCAGGCTATTCAACTAGCCAATAGAACTATTAATTCTGGTGGAGCATTAGGCGCGGATACTGTATTCGGTCGTGAAGGCGCAGTATTTGGAATGAATGTTAAAGCTCATTCATTTGATGGCCATAAGATTCAACCTGGTTCTGGTACTCAAGTTATTCACACACAGCAAGAGCTTGAAGTTGCTGATGACTTAATGAAAACTGTAAATGAAAAGTATTTAAAAAGAGCTTTCCCGCCAACTAATAAATATGTAGCTAATTTATTGCGTAGAAATTACTATCAAGTAAAAGACTCTGAGGCTGTTGTTGCCATAGGTCGCATTGATAACAATGTTGTTCAAGGTGGAACAGCTTGGGCTGTTTATGCTGGTATTGAGCTTAATAAGCCAGTCCACGTATTTGATATGAATGTTAATAAATGGTTTACATGGGTAGATGGTACTTGGTCACAATCAGATACAATTCCTGCCTATAGAGACTTTGCTGGTATCGGTAGTAGAGATATATCTCCAGCTGGTGCAAGGGCAGTTAAAGAGTATTTGACCAACATGGCTCTTATTAAGCCTGGTATATCACTAAAAGTATTTGATGCAGATTTGTTAAAACGATTTAATAATAAGTTTGGCGATACAGTTGCCTCTCGTGAAAAGGGTTTACCTGAAGAAAAGATAGCCCTTGTCCTTGTAGATAATATGTTAGCTGATATGCAGGTTGCTTTCCATGGTGGTGCCAACTCATTTAATCAAGAGTTAATGAACCTAGTTAAAGAGAAGCACTTTGATATTACAGAAGCAGCGGCTAAACGTTCTAAGCGTATCCCCTCTGATGCATGGGAAAAAGCTGTATCTAGTATTGAGTTCTCTGACTTTGAAAAAGTTACAGTTAATATGCACCCAAGCGGTGAGGTTAATACACGTATCAATTTTATTGAAAAAAATATGGAAGGAAACTTTAAAAAGTTTGGCAATGCTGTTTATGAGCAAGCAGACCGTGAAGCGACCGGCTTGTTTAGCCAACCAGCTTTAGTTTATACATACGTTAACTTACGTCAATCTTATAGAAATCAAGAAAGATTATTTGCTAAACAACAAGAAGCTAGGCTCCTAGAGCAAGACCCATTCAATAGCAAAGCTAAAGAAATTGCCGAAGATTTAGCACGTAAGAGATACACTGAATTAGCACATAATGATGCTATATATACAGTGTTAAAGTATATAGATAACCCTGCTATTAGAAGCAATTTCTCTATGTCTGTTAGACACGTAGGTAGATTCTACCGTGCAACTGAAGACTTCTATCGTCGTTATTACCGTATGTTACGTGATAAGCCAGTTCAAACCGCGTATCGTATGCGGTTATTACATCAAGGTTTACAATCTTCTGGTGGTATACATAGAGACCAAGACGGTGTTGAATACTTTATCTTCCCAACAGATGCTATTATCAATGGTGCAGTTGAGCCAGTAGTACGTAAACTATCTGGTGATAATCAATTTAAAGTACCTCAATTTGATAACTTTAAAGTGAAACTACAGATGCTTAACCCATCCTTTTCACCTGATTCTGGCATACCTACTTTCTCCTCACCTGCTGCTTCGGTAACTATACTTGCAATAGATGGATTATTAGGTAAGTATGGTAATGCTTTTACAGCTAACTTAGGTGAAGATTTTAAGAAGGCTACACTAGGCAGCTTTGGTGAAACTATGAGTTTCCATAGCGCTATCGTACCTTTATATATTGAGAATGCTATTAGATTAAGTAAACCAGCACAAGAAGTTTTTGGTATTACTGACATAGAACACAAGAGTCGTGAAGAGAAAAGTGCTGCTATGCAGGCTATCTCTTACATGCAGGCATATGGCAATCAACCATTACCAGAGAATCCTACACCTCAAGAGCGTAATGATTACTTAAAAGCAATAAGCATATCAACAAGCAACTTACTATTTATGCGTGGCTTCTTGGGCATGTTCTCACCTGCTTCTGCTGCCTTACAGGAGAGCAAAGGCGTGCCGGATTACTACAAACAGATTGGTATAACTAGTCTACGTAGTGAATTCTATGACATCTTAGATGGTATAAAGCAGACATATGGTACCGATATTCAAGATGCTTATGCCCTTGCTACTGCTATCTTTGTGGCTAATAATCCAAAGAAGAGTATCTATCTAGCATCTAGAAATGATAAGCAAACAAACATTTTAATTAATAAAACTCAGGAAGTTAAAGACTGGGCTCTAAGTAATAAAGACTTTATAAATACATATGGTGAGACTGCTTATATCTTTGCACCAAAGGTGGGAGAGTTCAATCCTGCGGTATACAACTGGTTGGAATCACAAGACCTATTGGGTCAGCCTGATTTAGAAGTATATCTAGAGAGAGTATTGGTAGCCGAAGATAAGGCTGCTTACTTTAACATTGCTCGTAAAGAAGATGAAGCTTTAGCTAATACACCTGACATTACTTTACGTCAGTCTATTATTACTGCCTCAACAGCACAACGTCAGGCTTTATTAAACTCTAATCCATACTTATTGGAAGCTTTACAAAGCAAGAACAACTTCCCTTCAGAGAAGATAATGCTAGAAAATCTATCAACATTACTATCTGATGCTAACACTCCTATACCAGATATTACACGGGTTAAGATGAGAGCAGCAGTTAATGAAGTTGAACAATTTGTGGCTCTTTCTACTGACCAAGAGTTTAAAATGTTGCCTAACTTCACTGAGATTAAACGTCAAAGGAAGTATGAAATTGAAAGACTTCTTAATGATTTAAGGACTGGAGACCTTGCTATGTTTGAAGCATACAGGGCTGTATTGCAACCAATACTTGATTTCTATTCACGAGATACGTATGTAGCACTTAGAAAGGCTAACTAATAATGGCATTTAATTATGGTTCTACTCAAGAAGCAGATTTAATTGCTGAGTTTGGTGGGCTTAGTGTTGGTGGTAGGTCATCTATTGCACCAGATGCAAATGGCAAGCCTATTCTACAGACTCCAAGTAGCCAGGATAAGAAGACATTAGTTCCGGGTTATGTTTATGTTGACCCAAATGGTGTTAACTTTAAAATCAGCGACTCATTGGGAGAAATAGTAGAGTTATATCAAAAAGATTTTAATAACAATCCTGAATACTATCAGTCAATATTAAACAAATTAAAGATAAAGAAGAACGCTAATCCTACAGATAGAATAGCGGCTCTTAATAAATACTTAATTGATTATGGTACTGGCGTTGTAGCTGCCTATAAGACTGACCCTAGCAAGGGTCTAGTACCACTAACCAAATGGACAGGTGGAACAGGCAGTTCTACTACTACAGTAGACCGTGCTCTATCTACAAAAACTCAGGCATCACAAGAGTTAGATGATTTCTTTGTTGAACAATTAGGACGTAAGGCTACCCTTGAAGAGAAGAAAGATTTTTATAATAGATTAAGAAAAGAAGAGAGCACATCTGGAGTTACTACCACCACTGGTGAGACTACTCGTACTTCAGTAGGTCGTGGTTTAAGGGCGGTAGACCGTCAGAGAATCATGGGCGATGTTTTACGCCCCGCTGCTGAGCTCATGACTGGTGACGAACTTCTTAAATCAGGTGGTTTATTAGGTACATATATATCTAAGCTACAAGCTACAGCTAGAAACTATGGCTTGGCTTATAGCCCTGACATGGCTAAGAAGAATGTATTAAATAACTATCAATCAGGTGGAACTCTTACAAGTGGTTCCCTTGAAGCTGAAGAGTTAGGTATTAAAAGTATAGCTAAGACTATATACCCTAACCTAGGTAAGTTAATTGATAGTGGCGTAAAGGTAAGTAGTCTTGCTGACCAGTACGCATATTACATGGGTCAAACTCTTGAGTTACCGGATAACTCTATTGATATTACTAAAGATACTTACATACAGAATGCTCTTAAGAATGGCGGACAAGAAGGTTCAATGAATCTAAATGACTTTCAATTATCATTGCGTAAAGACGCACGCTGGGCTAAGACTAAGAATGCTAAAGAAGAAGCATCTAGTTATGTTAACTCTATCTTGTCTTCATTTGGGTTGGTGCGCTAATGGCAAGACCGGTTACTGATGAATATGGAAGTGAAATTAATAAGTCTTCTAGTTTCACACCTGAACAAAAATATGCTCAATACGTTGATGTTGTAACCAAGAGCGGTAATGTACCTTCTCCTAATGTAACAGTTGAAACTTTTGGTGGCAAAGCACCTGAAACTGAAGCACAAAGAAAGGCAAGGCTTGCAGCAGAACAGGCTAAACTTAACGAAGACAAACTCAATAAGGATGCTTATGCTATCCTTGAAGATACTTTAAATAGTTATGGACTAAGCTCCCTTGCTTCTGTTATTAAAGGTTACATGCTTGCAGGTCTTGGACCTGAGCAAGCTAAATTGCAGATTAAGCAAGACCCAATATACAAAGCTAGATTCAAAGGTAACGAGTTACGTCTAACTGCTGGATTAAACGCTTTATCTGAGGCTGAGTATTTAGGTCTTGAAGATACCTATAGTCAAGTCATGAATCAGTATGGTTTGGGTGATTACTTTGGTAAGACAAGAGAAGCACGCCAAGTTAAACTAGCTGACGTTATAGGCGGAGATATATCAGCAGTAGAGTTAAAGAGCAGAATATCTACAGTAGTAGATAGAGTTAATAATGCTGACCCTGCTATTAAGGCACAACTTAAAGAATTCTATCCTGGTATTACAGAAACAGATTTAGTTAAATACTTCTTAGACCCTAAAGAAACACTGCCACAGTTACAAGAGAAAGTAACATCAGCTGAGATTGGTGCTGCTGCTGTTGCTCAAAAGTTAGATACTAATGTAACCAGTGCTACTGATTTAGCTAAGTATGGTATTGACCGTGCTGCAGCAATTAAAGGTTACTCAACCATCGGTGGGATACTTCCAGAAGCTACAAAGATAAGCGATATTTATGGCGAAGCAAAAATTAATTACACACAAAAGACAGCTGAAGAAGAAGTCTTTAAAGGTAATGCATCTGCTGAGCGTAAGCGTAAGCAATTAGCTGCTCTTGAGACTGCCCAATTTGGTGGCTCAGCTGGAGTTGGTTCTGCCGGCCTAAGTACTACTTACTTAAGAAAGTCATCAAGCGGCGGACAGTTCTAAATAGAATCCTATGTGAATCCATCGGCCTCACATAGCGTATTAGACCGATAGCAAGAGCCAGACCGATTCCCCGATTGGAACCTGAGGCTTGCGACTACAACGAATAGAAGGGTGGGTTGCTATGAGCAACAACTACTGGGATGAAGACGAAGACGACCAAGATACCGAAACAGAAACACAATTAGATGGAAGCGATTTACTTAAAAAATTGCGGAAAGCTAAACGTAATGATGAGAAACGTATCAAAGAACTTACTGAGCAACTTGAGGGATTATCCAAGTCGCAGCGTGAGCGTATAGTCAAAGATGTCCTAGACAAGAAGGGTGTCAATCCAAAGGCACAACGTTTAATCCTTAAAGACTTAGAAGACGTTAACGAAGAGTCAGTTAATAACTGGCTTGATGATAATGGCGACTTGTTTGGATTAACAAAGGAGCCTGAGGTAAACCAAGAACAAGAACTTAATCGAGCAGCCTTACGGCAGCAAGATGTAGTTACTCAGTTAGGTACGACCCCTGACAAAGCCCAAGATTTATTGAACAGAGTTTTAAATGCGGCTAACGCAGAAGAACTTACTCAACTAATTCAAGGCAATTAATATCCATAGTAATTCTTAAATCACCTTGGAGGTGAACAATGGCTAATGCCTATTCAAGTACAGGCTCAGCAACACTCGGCGGAACCGCTGGTGGCGCAGGTTTAGTACAGACAGCGTATGACCGACTGTTAGAATTCGCGTTGCGTTCAGAACCCCTAATTCGTAGTGTCGCTGATAAGCGTCCTGCAAAGCAGGCAATTCCTGGCTCAACCGTAGTTCTACAATTATACGCAGATTTAACAGCGCAATCAACTGCGCTAACCGAAGCAACAGAGCGTGACTCTGTAGCACTAGGTACACCAACATCAGTTACTATAACTCTTGCAGAGTACGGTAACTCAGTATTAGTAACACGTGCTTTGGAACTATTCAGCCTTGCTGATGTAGACCCAGCAGTTGCTAATATTATTGCATTCAACCTTGCAGATTCCATCGATGCTGTCGCAATGACAGAACTTCGTGGCGGAACCAACGTAATTTACGCTGGTGCAACTGCAACATCTACTGCAACTATTACAGCAGCAGCAACTATTTCTTCAGCAAACATCCGTAAGGCTGTTGCTAAGTTACGTGCTGGTAAGTCTGTAGCCCGTAAGGGTCCTCTATACTGGGCTGGAATTCACCCAGAGGTTTCACACGACCTTCGTGCTGAGACTGGTTCAGCAGGATGGTTACTTCCTAACCAATACGGCTCTGCACAAGACCGTATCTGGGCAGGAGAAATCGGTACCTATGAAGGTGCTTATTTCGTAGAGTCTGCTCGTTTGTACAATGCTACAGACGGTGCATCATCTGCACGTAACTACCGTACAATTATTGCTGGTCAGCAAGCAATGGCAGAAGCCGTTGCTGAAGAGCCACATGTAGTTATCGGTCCAGTTATTGACCACTTAATGCGTTTCCGCCCAATGGGCTGGTACGGCGTACTTGGCTTCAAGCGTTACCGCGAAGCAGCTTTGTATCGTATTGAGTCTGGTTCATCAATCGCTTAGTTGATTGACGGTAGGGCTAGGGGAAACTCTAGCCTTACAGTAAATTCATTAAGGAGAATAATGGCAACATATACATTTCTTACCCCTACTCTTCAACAAGGATTAATAGGTAACCATAGACTGTTTCAATTCTTTGCCCAAAGAGATAAGGGCTATACAGTTATTAATAATGCTGGTGTCTATTCATTGACTCAGTATCCAGCACAAGATGATTTAGAAACTTATACCGCCTACTACATGGGTGGATGCATACATACTGGGATTACCGATGCTATCAGAACGGCAATGATAGCGGCCGGTATAGGAATAACAGCGGACAACTTCACAGTAGAATAGGGACGTATGAAACATTGGGAGCATCACCCTGAACCAGTTGAGGGTTGCTTTGGGTGCAAGGGTCTAGGCCTTCAAATGAATTCTGGAGATGCAGCTCGGGATATACCAGACAAGAAATGGAATTCAGAGTTACAAGCTTATCGTGACGCCAGGGCACAGGGGATACAACCTGCTGGTACCAGAATGAAGGATATAATCTCAGCGCATGAAGCATCAGAAACTTTAGGTAGAGCCTACAACTCGGAGACTATGCCTAAAACAAAAGATATAAATAAAAAATCCGTAGAAGTACTCAAAGAGATTGGACAAATATAATGGCAAAGATGTCACCTAAGATGTCAAAGGGATATAAGGCTTACGAGAAAGCAGAGCCAAAGTCAGAGAAGAAGAAAGAAGCTAAGGCTGGCATGAAGATGCTTAAGAAGAAGGGCAAAAAATAATGCCAATGGTTGGAAAGAAAGAATTCACATACGGTCCAAAGGGCATGGCTATGGCCAAGAAAGAAGCCAAAAAGACTGGTAAGAAAATGGTTATTAAGAAAATGGGAAAGAAGAAATAAATGCCTACTCCTAAACCAACATCAAAAGCTGGTGTACTAAAAGGTAAAGATGCAATTGATGCATATCAAAAATCAATACGTCCTGAGGCTGTTGCTAAAGCAAATCTTGATGCTAAGAAAGCACTTGAGACAAAGTATCCAGGAATGTTTTTACCAGAGGTTCGCACCAGTACTCATATCAACAGAGGTAATTAATGAAAAAACATCCTGGATTTAAATCTGCACAAAAATCTATTGCTAAAAAACAGGATGTATCAATGAAAGCCGCTGGAGCAATCTTAGCATCAGGTGCACGTAAAGCATCACCTGCTGCAATTAAAGCTAACCCACGTTTAAAGAAAATTTCGGGCGTAGGGAAAAAGAAATAATGTCATCGGGTCAATTTGTACGCAGTGATGGTTTTAATAAAACTATCATGCGGGATGGTCTCATCCTTACCTTGCGTAAGGATGGAACTGTCAAAGTCCAAAGAGACCCAAAGACTGGGGATATAATTAAGGGGAACAAATGACAGCAGCGTGGACACGTAAAGAAGGCAAGAACCCTAAGGGCGGCCTAAATGCGAAGGGCAGAGCATCCTATAAGGGTGGAACCCTCAAGGCACCTGTAAAGAGCGGTGATAACCCCCGTAGAGCCTCATTCTTGGCCCGTATGGGCGGTATGCCAGGACCTGAACGTAAGCCTAATGGAGAACCAACACGGTTACTTCTATCTCTTCAAGCATGGGGTGCTAGTTCAAAGGCCGATGCTAAGAGTAAGGCAGCAGCAATATCTAAAAGGAACAAGGGGAAAAAATGAAAAAGAAAACTACTAAGAAAAAAACTATTAAACCACAGAAACCTATTGGCTATCCGCTAGACCAGAAAGCAAAGAAAGCCCCAGTTTTAGGGCCAACTCAAAGAGACACAAGAGCAAAGTAAAATGCAGGGGACAATGCAAGAGACAGTATCAATCGCTTGGTGCGATAACGGTAATGTAGATGGCAAGTTTACACAGGGAATGGTAGATGTACTTTTACATTCTGGTGTTAAGTTTGAAACTTCAATGCGTAGTCAAGGCAATCAAATTGCTAGACAGCGTGAGAAGATTATTAATTACTGGTATGACAACAATAAATCTGACTGGCTATTATGGGTAGATTCAGATATAGTTATTAGCCCAGAAATTTTTTTGAGATTATGGAAGAAGAAAGACGCTTTAACTAAACCTTTACTCACTGGTGTTTATTTTACATCTGATACACCAGAAGAGCCACTTATGATTCCAATGCCTACAGTGTATGAATTTGCTGAAGAAGATGGAGTTTTTGGTATTAAAAGATTACATCCTTTGCCAATAGATAAATTTATGAAGGTTGGCGCAGCGGGTATGGGTTTTGTTTTAATGCACCGTAGCGTAGTAGAAAAGATTAAAAAAGAAGTTCCAGGTGTTCCGTTATTTACTGAGGCTGGTGTAGGCAAACAGTTTACAGGAGAAGACATCTACTTCTTTGCATTATGTGGTAAGGCTGGTATTCCAGTTTGGTGCGATACAGGGGCATTAGTACCACATATGAAACGGTTCTCATTTGATGAACATTATTATAAAGCATTCATGGGTGCTCCTGAAAAGGAAAAACCTAAGTCTAAAATCATTACACCTAGATAGGATAAACAATGGCACTTGGTAGAGAAGGCAGCACTCTTATAGAAGAGTTAAATCGTCTTGCTTTTGGTGGGACATTACCACCTAAAACTGAATGGTTAGATGATGAAGGTGCAGCCAATAAGTTGGCTGGCACTACAGGTCTTGCTGCTACTGGTGCTTGTAATATCTATGCTGGTTTAACTATTGATAAATGGCAAGACCTTCAAGGTGCTTGCAACGCTATTGCAGGAACTGTTGGACTCGGCGCTGCAGCTGCCCTTAGAAAGGTGAACATGTAATGGCAATAACATTAACAGATATGATTAATGAAGTATCTATGAACTTGTCTGGATACACATTAACTCAAGACCGCTCTACTTATCTTAAGACCGCAATCACTACAACAACATCTTCTAGTGCTGCTCCGTTAACCATCAGCCTTGGCTCAACAGCTAACGTAGGTATGGGTACTATTGAAATTGATGAAGAGTTACTATGGGTAGATACATATGACAGAGTAAGCAACACTGCCATTGTTGCTCCCTACGGCAGAGGTTATCTAGGCACTACTGCTGCTACACACACTGCTGATACTAAGGTAACTATTTCTCCTACTTTTCCAAGATTTACAATCAAGAGAGCAATCAACGATACTATCAATGCTCTAGGTTCTAGTATTTTTGCTGCTACTACAACTACTATTACTTCTAACGCTGCTGTTGCAGCTTTTAGATTACCTGCCACTGGCAGCTCATTAAACATTCGTAATATCTTAGCTGTTGCCTATCAATCAATTGGTGCCAGCAAGGAATGGATTCCTATTCGTTCTTGGCGTCTTGATAATAATGCTAACACTACTGCTTTTACCAGCGGTCAAACTATATCAATCTATGACCGTGTTCCATCTGGTCGTACTATTCAAATTGTATATTCTAAAGACCCTACTCCATTTGCCGAACTGGCAACAATTACATTAACAGGAGCACAAGATTTTGCAACACAAACTGGATTGCCTGAGTCTTGCAAAGACCTAACAATCCTAGGCGCTACCTATCGTTTGCTTACTAACCTAGACCCAGCTCGTGCTGCAATGGTATCTCCACAAGCTGATGAGACAGATAGCAAACGTCCATATGGTTCAGCTCAAACTATTACCAAAAACATTTACGGCTTGTACAGTCAACGACTAGCCGAAGAAATTAAGAAGCAAGAAAATAGATATCCTATCCGTGTCCACTACTCTCTCTAAATAGGAACATAAATGACAACTAGAAAATACTCATCCCGTGCTCAACAGACCACGTTATCTGCTGCCATAACTTCTACGACTGCAACCACTATGACGGTTGCCAGTCCTACATTACTCATGGGTGGAAAAACATTAGCTGCTAATGAAACTTACACAGTAGTCATTGACCCGGATACAGCTGTTGAAGAAATTGTAAATATTGTATCTAGTGCTGGCAACCCGGTATCTGGTTCTACTCTAACTATTACTAGAGGTGTAGACAGTGATACACCTGGCACTGGTTCTCTTCATAGCATCGGTGCAATAATTCGTCATATGGTTATTGGTCGTGACTTACAAGAGGCTAATGACCACGTTAACGGAACCCTTGCTCAACACGCAGCAACAACATCTGCCGAATTACGTGGAGTTATATCAGATGAAACTGGTACTGGCTCTTTAGTATTTGCAACATCCC